GCCCATGACTTGCCAGCATCGCCGCCCCATAATGCCCAAGCGATTCTTCCGTTTGATGGATAACCATCTTCTCCAGGCCTAAATCCTTGTGCCTCTTTATCGACTTCATGGCGTGCAAAATAACTGACCATCCTTCGGATTGTGTCTAAAGGTAAGTTTTTGCCGCCTGCGATATCACGTGCGCGTGCCAGTCCTACAGCAGTCCCACCGCGACCAAGTTCTCGACGCCAAGCAAGTCCACGACGCGCTTCTGCCTGCATTGAAGCGGTTGGCGCATAACTTTCCTGACGCTCAATCACTTGCGCCCATCGATTGCAATAATAGTCAGCTTGCACATTCTCATCCCACAGTTCGCAATAGCCTGCTTTATAGAAATAACAGTTGCCGCAGTTGCGACCTTCTGGGACATCATCGCTGGATGCCGGCCTGTAGTTTTCTGGCAGTTCTCGGTTGCCGTATTCTGCAATGTTAAGTGCGGTCAGTTGATCTTGTGCCTGAGCCTCGGTTCTATGGCAGCCCATAACTTCGCGTGATGAATCTTTGATGACTGCGAAGCCTTCACAATCTGGATGATCGTTGATAATCGAGTAGGGCATCAGCCACGCAGTTTCTTCAAAATCTCCGATGCTGCGTCAAGACGCGGTGTAGTCGGACGATCTTCTGCGCGTGTGCCTGACACCATTGCATAATCGCCATACGCGCCAAAAGTTACCAATGAGACTTCGGCTAGATGTGCTTTGATTCGCTCGATGACGCCATCAGCGCGCTTGCGATTTTTGAGTGGCATGAAGCCGATTGATAGTTGATCCAGTGCACCATCCTTGATGAGCTCAAGAGCTTCATCGCCTTCGCGTGTCTTGCTAATCTTAAATTCTGCATAAAGGCCTTTGTCAGTTTCGCGCAGTAATGTTGCTCGGCCTAGTGGATAAGCCTTTGCATCATGACCACGAAGTAACTTAACTCGATGAGGTGCTCGAAGGACATCAGCGAATGCACCTTGACGAAAGACTTCGGTTGTATCGCTGGAGACACGCATTTCGACGTCATAGGGGACTGCGATGCCATAGATGGTGCGACCATCACCTTCTGCTCGATGTTCTAGGTCAGCAGACAGAAATCGTTTCTCAAAGGTCTGCATTTTCTTCATCTCCGATCTCAGCAGGTTGTTGCTCTTCTTCGTCAATTTCTGGTGCGTCCTCGATATAGTCCTCGGTCGCTTCATCCATTGATTCTAAATCTTCATATTCACGAACTTCATCAATAGTTAAAAATCCTGCTTCGATAGCAATTTTGTGCGCTTGATAGCGGCTTAATGTGTCGGTGCGAAGTAATGAGTCATAGTTAAATTTTGCATACTGACCACGAACCAGAAGATCACTCATTGCTTGTTCGATACGCTCTGCAATCGGCTGAATCGACCATCGAACAAGTTGTAGATTCTCTTGCTCGACATTGGTGTAGGTGCGTGATGAGTTAGGTGCGCCCAAGTAATAGGCAGGTAATCCCAAGATGTTTGCAGCCTCAACAAGTGACTGCTGCTGAGCTTCGATTAGCTGCGATTCTTGTGCGTTGCTTGATAGGACCTCGAATGACGTGGATGCATTGAGCACTGCAGGTGCTCGATTGCGTGCGCTATACATCGACATCCATGCAGTCTTCAGTGCATCTGCTTCTTCTTGACTGAGATCTGGATTGCTTGACTTAATCACTGCAGATGGAAGAACACCGCCGTCAAAATAGCGTGATGCATATTCGTTGATTGCAATGCCTTTGCCGATTGCTTGCTTTTGTGCAGCCAAGATGCCTTCACCAACAAGTGATCCTGGCATCGTAAAATACTTGATGTGAAGGATCTCTGATTTGTCATAGACCTTCTCATCGATGCGATACACGATGCGTCCATCGCTTTCGCGTGATACCTGCACACGATCAACTTCTACAGGGTAGAAATACTCTGGCAATCCATTAGCACCAGGTTCGCCAAGTACTGCGACATAGTTTCCATGCACGATTAATGATGCTGCCATTGCTGCATACGTTTCCATGCGTGTCTCAGTTGGCACTGGTCGATCAAGAATCTTTGGTGTTCGATAGACAAGTTCGCCTTGACGATAGGCATGAATCGGAAGCGCGCCAATAGCGTCTGCAATCAAAGTTACGCCACGCCAGATGGCAGGAATGCCAAGAGCTGTTTTGCCGTCAACGTAAGTTGCTGACCATGATCCTTGAAAGAATCGTCCAACGCGACCAAGCGAATCGACATAACCGCTTGATGTATAAACAGTGTTCGGTTGGATTTGTCGCTTCAAGAGTCGGCCAAGCATCAGAATAGTCTCCGTTCAAGCGCAATCCCAAAGAGAAGAATAAGAATCCCTGCCAATGATACCGCAGCGATAGTCGAGACAAGAGATGCTGCGATTACCAGAACGCCTGCACCAATGACTTGAACGATTGATCCCATGTATTTCTTCATCAGTAGATTTTGCTCCTTGCCACTGGCTTTTCTTCGGGTTCATTGACGACGCCATAACGCGCCAATGTGACTGCGACTAGAGGCGTGATGTTTGTCGTACTTTGACGATTCCATGCCCAAGCATCGCCAAGCCTACGCCTAGTTGAGCCAATAATGGCGTCACGCAGGTTAGGATCATCTAGATGGCAGATAGTTCTATTCTGCACGCCGTCAAAGAAGCTGCCGCAGGCGCGTGCGTAATCACGAAGGCCAATGGCAATCACCTTGATTCCTGCATTTTCGACTTCGCCAATGATTGAGCCAGCAGGTGATCCAGCATCGATAACGACTGGAGCCTTCCATCGCTTAGCAATCTCGATCAGTCTGGGCACAAGCCAGCCAACACCATCACGCGCTTCGACGACTTCCACTGGAGTCATGCCTGCGACAAGTGATGATGCACCGATCGAGGCCTTGTCGCGTTCGCGTGATATATCAACGCCAAGCACAATGCGATTGTTATTGACAACGCCAGTGTCGGCTAAAGAATCCCAGAGTTCAGTCGGGACGACCTGAGCAGCTTCTTGAGCAGGCCAAACATTCAGCCACTCTTTCATGAAAATATCTGGGCTGTTGGTTAAAGCCGCTTCTCGAACCGCCTCAATCAAAACTCCATGCGATTCACCGAGACTTGGGATTGCTTGACGCCAGACCTGTTCATCCATGTAGTCAAACTTGTCTTCGGCTGGAGCCCATTCAAACCATGCAAGAGGATTGTTCTGATCTTGTATCCCAGAATGTCCAATGTTGCGATAATGCTGCAAGAGTTCTGATTCACCAGGTATGCCAGCATTCGATAGAAGCCAGAGTTGACCATTGCGACGTGTTGCAAGGGTCGGCTGTAATGCTGCGATCAGTGATAGCGGATGACTTAATGCCTCATCGATCACCATCAGATTGAGACTCATTCCACGCGCGCCTTTGTCGTTAGGCGTGACGATGGAATAGGTTGATCCATTCTTCATGTACAGGCGTTCTGATCCATTGGTGCGTTGTACCTTCTGGATGTATTTGCCCAAAGGAGATGACTGAAGATCATGCACATGTTCGTCCCACTTCAGCTTCGCCATGTTTCTGTCTTGTGCTGTGTAGGCGACAGCACGTCGTTCTTGCAGAAGTTCATACGCTATGCGAACCTCGATGAGTTTGCTCTTGCCAGATTGACGTCCTACAGCACACCCAACAGTGCGATATCGGTAAGCGTCGCCATCGCGTTCAAGCCCAACGTCTGCAACGAGTCTCTGCCACGAATACAGGTTGAAGCCCATGAGATCGGCTACCTTCGCCAGCCGACCACCATCTGTTTCATATCGATCGTCGCGCGGCGTAGCCCATCTCGGAGCGCAAGGTTGTTGTTTATCTACTTCTAGTCTTTCCATAGATCCGCAATGTCATCTTGGGGATTGCCCAAGGAGTCCCAGACTTCACGCATTTCTCGACAGATTGCAGGAATGCTGGCAATCGGATTGCCTGATTCCTCGATGGCATCCCATGCCCTAGCAAGGCCACGCAGCATCTCAGCCTTGACTGGCTCGACATCACGTTTCTTGATGGCGCGTTTGACGATCTTTAGGTGTTTGCCAATCGGCTTCCTACCACTTGCGGCTGTGTCTTGCTCGACGTTTTCTTTCGTTGCCATAACGCGCTCCTCTTGAGTAGTTGCATTTTGCACATGCTGGAACCAACGTCCCACGCCACAGCTCGGGCACTGGGAAGGCGGCTAGGGGTGGCACGTGATCCAAGGTCGTTGCCACTGCCAGTTTGCACCAGTAGCAAGTAGGGTTCGAAGATAATATCTTTTTCCTGAGTTTCTTGTAGGTTCTGCCGTATTTTCTTGTGTTTTTGGACAAACCCAATGACATTTTTTTGACCCCTAAACCAAGCCCTGACCTCGGGGACGGAGATAAATCAT